TTTCCTTGCCGAAATACTTGCTCAGTTCCGCACCTGTCAAAATCACTTTGTCTACCTCCTTTTTGTCCTCCATCATAATGCCGTCGATCACATCCCCGTTGAGTAGCTTCTTTTCGTCCAACTCACGCATACGCTTTGCCTGCGCCTGCGAAGGAGAGGACTGCTGGCTGTCAATGGCAACGGCGATATAGTTCTGGTTCTTTTTGCTGACATAGGAAAGCTCCACCGCCGTAGTAAAGCCCAGCTTTTTTTCATCCATCAACTTCATCAGGTCGGGAACCAGCTCATTGAGACGGATATACCGCTGCACCTGCTTGACCGCCATCTTATTGCGCTCGGCCACGATCTCGTTGGAGCGTTTGCCAGCGTCCTTCGGGTCAATCTGGCCCGAAGTGCGGGAGCCCTGGTGCTTGATAGCCTCAAGCTGCATTTTTAAGGCTTTGGCCCGCTCACTGGGTAGGATTTCTTCACGCTGGTTGAGATTGTCCTCGACCATCTGTGTGATGGCTTCATCGTCTGTCAGGTTTCGGACGATACAGGGCATATCCGCATACCCGGCAAGCTCGCTGGCCTTCTGGCGGCGGTGGCCGGACACGATCTCATAGCCGCCATCCTCACGGGGACGGACGATAGCAGGCTGGGTAACGCCCTTGTCCTTGACGCTGGACACCATAGCCCGCATTTCTTCATCGTCCCGGACTTCAAAGGGATGGTTCTTGAAGGCGTAGAGCTCGTTCAGCTTGATATAGACGATCTGCTCCTTGCCCCGGCGTGGTGCATCCTTCGGCTTTTCGGGTTCCTTCGGAGTGGGAGCAGTCTGCACCGTTGGAGCCGTTTTTTTCTCCGGTTCCTTTTTGACCGCCTTTTCCGGTTTCTGTGCGGGAGCTTTGGGCTTCGGGGCTGCGTCCTTGTCCTTATCTGCCTTCGGGGGACGGCCCCGGCGCTTCGGCTGTTCCGGCTCTTTGGGTTTTTCCTCCGCTTTCTTCGGAGCCTCCGGCTGCTTTTCCGGTTTTTCCGTTTTTGCCGGGACAGGCTTTTCCCCGCTGGGAGCTGCCGCCCGTTCCTCGACTTTCTTTTCCTTCATAATTTCAGCGAAGTTATAGACAGAAACCTGTGGGTTCTTTACCTCCGGTTCCGTCTTTTTTTCCGGCTCCGGGGAAACGGAAACCTTCTCCGGCTCTTTTGGGGGAGCGGGAGGCGTTTCCTTGCCCGGCCCGCTATCCGTAACCGGCTGTTCCGGCGTTTTTGTGGTTTTATCATCTGCCATAAGCATTTACCTCCTGTTTTTTGGCATGAAAAAAGGGGCTCAACTTTTCAGTCAAGCCCCCGTGGGAAGTTCCTCCTTTCTCCGCCATGATACAAAAATACCGCCCGTAGTCTCGTTTGGGCGGTACTTTGTGTAAGATTGGCAGTCCATTATTAAGTTTTTTATTATGTTCCCTTTGTACACCGTTGCAAATGTAAATTTTGAAACATCTATTTTATCTGGACTAATTTGTGGAACACCTTTTATTTTTGCTTCTGATAGCTCTGCTTTTATTTTATCATTTCTTTTCTTAATATCAACTTCTTTTTGTACTTTCTTATTCTTCGCAACAGCTTCAGCCGATACTCTCTTATCAAACCCAACCACCCTCTCCCTGTCAGATCTTCTGTGCAGTCCCGGTGTATCGCTTACATACCCCTTGAGTTTCTTCTCTGCACCTTTCAGCTTTACAGCAGCCTCTTCGAAAGCTTCTTCATTTCCTGAAGCATCATACATCATGCAGAGCCTCTTCTGCTTTCTGACATCCCGCTCAAGAGCCCTCTGTATCTGCGTCTGCTTATACAGCCTGTCATTTTCTGCCATGTCTTCCGTAGGAAAATACCTCTGCACACTCACCCCCGGAATGAACGGCCACTTGTGATGACGGCAATTAATTCCAAGGATTCCGTCCGGTTCTCCATAACTGGATGAGTTCCACGGATAATACCTTATTTTTTTCCCATGCAGGTCTTGCGTGTATCCGCTCCCGTTATTCAGGTCAAATACTTTCCCCTGATCTTTTGCACATTTCGGGCGTGCTCCCGAATGGCTGTCAATCAGAATCAGATTAACTCCTGCTTCCCTGCACCTTGCATCCTGTGCCTCGTCTGCCACTCTCTTGGCGGTATTTCTCATGCACATATTAACATAGGCTTCAGGAGTCCACTCCCGTCCAGCTTTATCAACAAACGCCGGGATTCCTTTTTCACAAAACCTCCGAATACACTTCACCATTGCCTGCTGTCTGGACTCTACACCGGATACAACGCCTGTGGCAGAACTTGACAGGATCATGTGTGCTTCTCTCGTGATATCATTCACAAGTCCGACATACGCCGCATTCGCCTTGTACAGCATAGTGGTACAACAGGTATTTAAAGAATCTTTCGTCTGTTTTCGGTACATCTGCATCATATCCTTTACATCCTTGCTCTTCTTTGCTGCTACTGGAATACCTGCGAGCCCATCTCTTGCTGCCTTTTGAAGTCCCCTGTCGATCGTCTTGATAGATTTCTCTACCGTCTCGTTCAGCATCCTTATAGCTGCAGTCTGACTGATTCCCGACATTCTTGCAATTAATAGGATATGTTCTCGGTCCAGCTTTCCGATTTCCGCGAGCTTGCGGAGTTGCCACTCATCGGATGCAATCGGCTGCCCCCAGTCACTTAGATGCTTGGCAATATTCTGCATGATCTGACTCTCCAGGTCTATGTAATACCCGTCAATCTCTTCAGCAATCTGCTGACTTTCCATGATATCCATTTAATCACCTTACTCATTACTCTTATTATCATCGGCTTCTGGATCGTCTGCATCTTCATCCTCTTCGGATGGACTATCCGTCTTGTCCAGTTCATCTTCATCGTCCTCCGCACCCGTCCAGTCAATGTCCTGACCGGTAATTTGTCCATCTTCTTTGATTCGTTCCAACTCTTCCTGTGCTTCCTCCTCGGAGCACTTATTGATCTCCATGATTGCCTTAACCTTTGATCTGAGTCCAGCACCAACCAACTTGATATTCTTATCAATAATTGTATTACTGTCCTCAATAATGGAGTCATCAAAATCCACTGTCGCGTCTACTACTCCGCCCTGATCAAGGAAAGATACCGCCCGGATCAGGTTAATGATTGCAGCAGATATAATAATGCAGTGCTTCTGCCGATTCTGATACAGATCAGATTTGTCAGATATAACCTCTGTAGCTGTCTTTACACCGCCCTGCTCGAATTTATAGCGTCCTGCACCCATTCCACACTTGAAGCTGAGCAGATCTAACGCTCTCTGCATTCCTAATTCATGATCCGATGCCCGGATCGTCATATCCACCTCAGTCAGCTTGTTCTCCCCATTCCGATCTTCAGGCAGAATGTAGTAGACTGTATCGTTCGGATCAAATACCGGATTTGTAACCCCGTCAGCTTCCATCTGTCGTTTCGCCTGACTCAGTGGAACCATGATCCTCTTGCGACCTAGAACATACTCATTCATATAGCTGTCATAGATCAAATCACATCCTTTCACTTCGTCAAGTGCATTTGCATAAATTGATATGCCCAGTGGACTGTCCAAGTCAATATTATTGCAAATGTTGGGAGTAACCAGCTGAAAAAGTGGCTCTACGCTTTCCGTGCCGACAATTTCCACAATATCTTCCGGTGCATCAATCTCTTCCCCTGATTCCTGATCTATATATCTATTTTCGATATAGTACTCATCACCTTTCTCCTCCTCGCTGCGTCCAAACCGGTGAATCTGAATGTAAATCACCTTTTTCCCATCCACAACTTTAGGAGTTCCGAAAGCGCATTCTGTCACGTCTCCGTTATCCCATGTCAGAGGATAGATCATATCTGCCCGAATGTAATCAATAACCACATCCCCCTCTGCATTTTTATATTCTACAAATGCCCCTGTTCCAAGCGCAAAGGACAATTCTAGTAGCTGATTTGCACGTGTTTGGAAGTTATTTGCCCGAAGGATTTCCGTCAGCCTTGCATCATATCCTCCTGCGTGAATCGCCACCTTTTCATTCAGGAGAAGATTTGCCCAGTCTTCACTAACCGTCTTGGCCATGCCAAGCTTATACCGATCCTGTTTTGTCATGACTACGCCGTTGTATACACTGTACTTATGGAATTTCTCCACATCATTCTGATACCAGTCAAGCCACTCATCTATACGGTTGTATGTATCGTCTGATGCAACATTGAATTCGCGCTTTAAAAGATATGCTTTCACTGCTCTGTTTACTGTCGTACTCATCTTTCTCACCCCCTACGCTGCTATGTACAAAATGTCTTCCTGTACGTTTTCTGTGCTGTATTCTGTACTGTCCAAACTATCCACGTTCATTTCGCCATCATCCAGCCGGACATCCATGCTCTTCTTTTTCTCGTCATATACCGCTTCTTCAAATGCTGCAATGATATGCGTACAATGCCGCATAACTTTCCACCTGTGCTGGGCAATCAGACTGTTGTAGAATGCGATCCGATCATTGATAGATCCTTTAATTGCATTCTTGATCTCTATCACTATATGTTCATGAATCACCGCACTCTCAAAGCCTGCAATCAAAGCCTGTTCAGCACTGTCACAGTATGCTTCATATACTTTGTATCGACTCTGCGCTCTTCTTACAAAGTCAATAAAGTCTTCCTGTAATTGTTTTGGATTGATACGCTCCTTTCGGTAATATTCATCCAACACAACCACCTGCTTATACCCTTTTGTAAATCCTGTAAGGGTAAAAGAATGAGCCGACTTCGTACCACCGAAATCGACTCCAATCACTGCATATGCTATTTGATTTTCATCTAACCACTTCTGATCAATAAGATAATCTTCTACATGGTCCGCGAACTGCTGGTAGATAAGACCATCAGCAGCTACCCATTTTCCAAGAATGAAACGCTTGTAGAACACACTTCCATGTGACCATGCTCTGCGGTATCGTTCCAACACCTTCGGAGATAACGTAAGATTATCCGTCATCATGAAATGCAGATGGTAGACTTTCTTTTGTTTTGCCTGAAGAATGTACTCTTCCCGGATATAATGGTGTGGTCCTGCTGGGTTACAGTTCATCCAGATTTTTGCACCCTCCACAGAGCAACGTCCAATCGCCTGATCCACGAAGCTTTTAGGGAATAGCGCCGCCTCGTCCAGATATGCGCCGGCAGCAGTCAATCCCTGGAGGGCATCCTGTGCCGCTTCGGTATTCGCTCCGTACAGGTAGTATGTATTACTCCCGATCTCAATCCTTGCATCTGTCCCCGATCTGATATATTCATACGGCCATCCCCACGCTTCAAGAATTTGAAGCATTGGTCGAATCACATTCTTCTTAAGTGCTCCCATTGTCTTACCGGCAAGGATAAACGATTTCCCAGAATGCATCTCTTGTGACCATGTAAGAAAACCTATGATACACGCTATCGTCTTTCCCGATCGGATAGCTCCATCAGCAATCACGAAATCTCGAGAAGAACTTGCAAGTGGTGGTCTCCACCAATGCATAAGCCTCTGCTGTTGCTCGGAAAAAGGAGCAAACTTAAATCTCGTCGGTTTCTTCTGTTTCCTCGGCATCTTCTTCCTCCTGCTCACCAGTGAACAAATTGTTGAGATCTTCCTGACTCGGCTTTATCGCTTTCAAAAAATCATTGATGTTCTCATTCTTCCCATCTGTATCACCAAGTTCCTGATCTCTAGCTCTCTTGGCTCTGTCTGTCCGAATCTTCTGCTCTTCCAGATCCTCTTCTGACTTATCCGTCTGCCCGACCACTTGCATGATGGCCTGATACGCTTTCACGTTCCCCAGCATAGCTTCCTGGATCATTGCCATTGTGATCACATCCTCATAAGTGGTATTCTCTCCACTGTCAGCACGTATCACATCAGACAGTCCTTCGACATCCACCTGCATGGTCAGGAGCTTATTCATTGTATCTCTAAGGGCTGCCTTCCTGCGTCTTGCTTCACCGGACTTTATACCGCCGTTTCTTCCACGCTCTCTTGCTTCCCTCTTGCTTCGTACCGGTTTTAGGTTGTATTCATTCGCCACTTCACCACCTTCAATTCTGGTTTATTTCATGGACCATGTAGGAATCGAACCTACGACATTTCGCTTATGAGGCGAATGTTCTACCACTGAACTAATGGTCCGAGTTTGGGGTATTAGAAAAGCACCCCGAAGGGTGCTTTAATGCTACTTCATATTTTCGATAATAACTTCCAGTCTATCAATACGCTTCTCCAGATCTGTTGTATTTAACTTATTTACATCTTCTTTTAAATTATTTATCTCTAAACGTAAGTTATCTTCATTTGGAATTTCCTCTGACAATGAATCTAGCTTTTCTTCCATTTTTTCTATTCTATATTCACTAACCGCATTACTCTTCTGTATGTCAATAGTGTTCATTATTAACCATCCTAATAACGGTATTAAAATCGCTGTAATAAGAATTCCTATTATATTTTCTTTTGCCCAATCCTCTATCACTAATGACAATGATTTCTTCTCAACAGGCTCTTTTATTTCAGAACTTGTTATCTTGTTCCTACTACTAGCAAAACTGTCACTTCCATTCAACATACTCAAATCTTGTATATATGTTGACTCAAGCCCTTCTCTGTTTTCTCCGAGTGAATTTTTGTATCTCTTTACTTCCCTGTTATTTTTCTTCTGCTTATATTTATTACGTGCCATTTTTTCTCGTTTCTAAAGTAATCACATCTTTTTTGAAATAGATTAAGGCTTGTTTTAAAAATTCTGAAGATTTTTTTCGTATATCTGCTTGCAACGGCTTGTAATGCAACTGAAAGTCATATGTGAGTCCTTTATATTCCTTCTCATCATCGATTTTTCCAACTGTATAAATTTTATTTATGTAGTCATCAACACCATGCCATAATTGTCCGGCTTTGGTCACTTCTTTTTGTGCAAATCGAAAATCCGTTATTCCCTGTAAATTTTCTTTAAAATATCTTGCTGAAAAAACTTCCAAATCGCTTGTACTCATTTCGCATGAAAAAACGCAACCTACTCTTCGAATAACCAAATTATATTTTGTAAGTATTTCAGGAACCAAATATTTATTTATTCTGTCACAGAACTGACGATATTCTTCATTAAATTTTTTGGGATCCTTTATGTAATATTTAAAAACTAAATTATTGGATGATAATGTTAAAATATTTCCGGTTATTGGATTTGATAAGCTACGTTCCGTAGTATATTGCGTACTTATTTGGCTAAAAAACTCACTGTTAAAATATTCTGATTTATATAAAATATCATCTGCAATACTTCCCCAATAATCTAATAATTTAAAAGAATGATTAAATTGAACGCCAAATAAAACATATTTGATATCCGTTAACGAAATCATAATACCTCACCTCACAATCGTGAGAATATTATACAATACTTTTATTTACAAATCAAATAAAAATCCCTGCCCTATCCAATATCAATAATATTTGTGCCATTTCTACCGTTAAATCAACCATTCCATTTTGGGTCTCTATACATCCCTGTTCAATTAGTCTTTTTATAATACTTTGAGTATTATCTGGCAATTTTTTAATATCAATCATATATTTCCTCTTTTTATTTTATAATTATGCTCCAAATAATATGATTATGCAACAAAAAAGACAACCTGTCTCCAGATTGTCCTTTCTAGGTTTATGCCTATGTAGTTTTAACGAGCCTTCGGGTTTTCCGTCCTCGGCTCATTGTAATTCTCTCACACATTTATACTGAACTTCAAGGAACTGTAGTAAATCATTTTGGTATTTTCAAATGTTCCAGTGCTTTTCCATGCAACTTATGTATCCATCTTTCAGTATATTCCATCTTCTCAGCAATTTCCCACCATCGAAGTCCTTTCACATATCTGTAAAACAGTACATCGTTCTCATCTTCATTCTTCACTGTCTTAATCTGATTCTCAATGGATATATACGATTCGATACATTTGCTCTTTTCCTTCTCAAGTTTTTTCTCCAGTGAATCTATTCTTGCCAGTTCATCTGACAAATCTTTCTGATTCCCACTTCCATGAGGCATCCCCGAATAGTCTGTTGCTTTCGTAGATTCTGCAAGTTCCCTGAGCTCTCTTACCTCATCGTCAATTCTACTGATTCGTCTTCTGTTGGCTCTGTACCCTCTCAGATACTCTTTTTTCCGGTTGTTCTCATTCTTCACATTGTTCTCTTCCAGTCTCTTCTCCATTGGCATCATCTCCTATCTTGTATTTTCTGGCTATATATCCAGTAACATCTCCATGCCACAACTGCTGCCCTTGTGTTTCAATCAGCTTTCCTGCCTGGTATGCCGGCCGGTGAAACTTCTCGCTTGCCTTCCGATCCGGTGGATGCTCTGCCATAGCAGCATAATGTTCTTTTTGGTTCTGCTGGATTTCCGCAGGACTCCAGCGTGTGTCTGTACTTCGTTTCACTGTTTATCACTCCAATCCTTAGCGCACTCATCACAATCACCATTTGCAGCTCCGAAGCAACCGTAACAAGCATTTGTCTGCTCTTTATTTTCATCTACTCCACCTCGCTTAACAATTTCAATGGCCTTGTCAATAGTATTTGCAGTATTAAGATAAGCACAATCTTTATCCGCATCACCTGTGTTTGCTATTGTCATATAGTAACGCATTTTTAATTCTTTAAGCTCTCTTACAACTTCTTCCACATCAAACGCTGTCGGCTGTTCTTCTATTTCCATAAGCGTGGATACCGCAATATCTGCCACCGAAACCATTTCATCTTCGTCTGGTGCTTTCGGTTTTAACCATTTCTCGCATTTTCTCATCAGTAAATCCGCATCAATTAGTCTGCTCATATCATTTTCCCTCTCTGTACGGCTTTGGTAATATCTTTTTGCAATTCGATTGCTGTTAATTTTCCAAATTTTTTTCCTTTTAAATCCTTTATTTTTCCCATTTAAACATCATCTTCTTTCATTGGCTCTGGTAGTGGCATCCAGGCATTCACAAAAAATCCATAGCTTGAATATGATTTTTCATCATCTCCCGGATAGAACGTGCCACCCTCGTCATTTTCTTCATATCGCGCGATATCCGGCATTGTGGAGTTTTCAAACGATACAAGAATATATCTATCTCCGTCTGGAAATCGTTCACTGCACGGAATCCAACTCTGATCCACCTTTCCTTCTGCCTCGTCGATCTTGCACATCTTCTCAACATACTCCCTGACGGTCTCTGTTGCCGCCATCAGCCCGTCATCATACCGATCCGGCTGACAGTCTTTCATCTTCTCTTTCCTGATCTCACCCTCGACCTCACTCAGCCAGGAAAGAAATTTATCTGCGTCCATCATTCTACTCATTTTAAATTTTCATCCCCTTCTGGTATTCATAAATTCCAACATACTGTCCATAACTCATACCATGCTCTCTTGCTTCCGCTGCTATTCTTATGAGCTCATTTCTGTACTGCTTTGACTTTCTTCCCGGCTTCTTCATATTTTTCTTTTGCCTGGTCTCTGTAATAAATTTTCTATGCTCCTCTTGTATTTCACGCATTTTTGCTCTAGCATGCTCTTTTCTAGCATAATCTGCACACTCATCACTGCAGTATGCATATCTTCTTGATGCCGTGATGAGCCGTCCGCAGATAATACATTTTCTTATTTTACTTTCACCCATTCTTCTTTTTCCTTTTCCTGCAACTCATTCCCTTATGGAAATACATCTCTGTCCGTCTTTTCGTCCTAACATACTCATAGTCTCCCACAATCTGTTCACCGCACAAGCTGCATATCTTCACATCATCCAACACTGCTTTATTGCTTTCTTTCCGTTTTTTCATTGGCATTCACTCACTATTTCATTAATGATTGGTGCCCATGCACACTTTAACCAGCTGATAAAATCACACATAGGCTTGCTGACCTCACTGTACTTATTTTCAAGTGCTTGCACGGTATCATTAAATCCTCTTGCACTTTTTGTCTCTCGCACTTCCTTGTACGCTTTCCATATGGCATTCTGTATTTCTGCCACGTATTCATGCTTAATTTCATTCATGGTTACAAATTTTCCTTTCTGTAACACTACAGTAACAACTATGTTTGTTACCATAAAACCTTATATTTTCTTGGCAAATCGGTGTTTTTTTAATCGGTAACAACAGTAACACGACTTTTCTCGCATATAGGACTTGCTTTGTGTATTACACATACACACACGACACCTTATATATATTAAATATTGAATGTTACTTCTGTTACTTTGTTACCATGCAACTCATTTAAAAGGCAATTCTTCCTGTGCCACGCGTTCGAATCCATCTGCGTCTTTTGATTCGTCCAGCTTGATCCACACGCAGCGAACCGTTTTCCTTTCAATCTTCTTGAGTTTGGTCTGATTCTTCCCATCTGTCTGCAACAAGGCATTTTTATCTGCCCAATTCATAAATGCCTTATAGGAAAATCCTCCGCTCGCACAGAGATCTCTTGCCGCCTGCACATACATGATGGCATATCCCTGTTCAATAATTCCCCACTGCTCCACATTTACAGATGAGTCAAAACGCTGACCATTCATGCTGATTTTGTCTAGTATATAATGATAACAGCGTTCATGTTCTGACACCTCTGCTTGGCTTGCAAGCATCTTTTTAGCGCTCTCTATATCAATGTACTCACCGTCACAGAATATCCGCTCTGTGGCGATCTTGTCCGCTGTCAAAATCACTGAAAGCGCAATGCTCTGCTTCTGCATGGCATCATGTCTGTAGATTTCTTTTTGAATCTCCATCTGCATCTCACGAATCTGATCAATACCAATTTCTTTTACTTCTTTGACAAATTCTTTCCCGGCAAAACCATAATTCTTTTTCAAAAAGTTGGCGGTGTACTGGGGATCCTCAAAGACTTTTTCATCACACTCCACTTCGATGATACGGTTAATTGCTCCGCCCTGAGTGACATAAGAGTTAAGTGGTCGCTCACCATTGGTCAGTATCGCATTCTTCCACCGATTTTCTTTTCGAATTCCTAAGTCCCTGTTTGATCGGCTCTTGCCCTTTCCGGAGCACAGATCATATACAACACCCTCAAAGTTATCTCTGATTCTAGCGCTGACCTTGCTTGAATCGTCCAACATCAAAGGCAGATTGTTTAGCAGATCTGACCGGACCTCTAGCTGTACATCTGTTGTTTTAAAGTCCCCTATGTACATACTGTCTGCCGGATTTGCCCATACAGATGCGGCCAGCATCATGGCAACTGTCTTTCCACCTTCTGTTTCGCCCCATATATCCACAATGAATGGAAGCGCACCGAGCAGTCCAACCAGAACACTGGCAAAGGATGCCGCAAGAAAAAATTTAATCTCCATCCGGCCACGTTTCCGAAGTTCGCAGACATGATTCAACCATTCCATATAGCTTCCTTGCTGCCGGATACTTTCATACAACTGCTTGAACTGCAGATCTCCATCAAAGAGGATGTCCGTATCGTATGGTATAAAATCTCCACCAATCCATCCCAGTTTTGACGTAGATTTCTGCAATGGGATATCATTATCATTCAAATTTTCTACATCCGACAGGTATTTAACCAACAGCTTCGCATTCTCCGAAGTTACGGAAACACCAAGCTTTGACAGACTCACAATTTTGCTGGCAGAAGATATGATATCTTTCGGTACTGTAATCTCTGTCCAGCGATGATTCCGTTTGTATGCCAGTTTGATCTGTTCTTCTCCCGTTTCAAGATTCTTCAAGCGTCCAATTGGGAGGATTGGATGATAACAGACAATGACCTCATTATCATAATCCTTATTGAATGTCCTTATGCCGTCATCTGCCGCCAGCCATGACCCGCATTTCATTGCCTCGTATTTTCCGGTAAAGTCCGTCCAGTTACTCAGAGCATTACGACTCCGTCTCTTCTTGTTCATTTCCTGCTCGGCTTTTTTGTAAGCTTTTAACATCGTGTCGAATCCCTGTTTTACGCCCAGTTCCTTCGCTCTGTCCTGAAAAGAAAGCAGCATCCGCGCCTTTTCAATCTCATCTTCTTGCTCAAAGATTTCTGTAAAGACTTCTTCAGCAAGAATGCTCTTCTTGTCATACTCACTTAATTTTTTCATTTAGCGCTTCATTCGCCTCCTTGTCATATTCATCATGCAAATACAGCTGATACTGCAGCTTGTTATAACAATCCGTCCAAGTGTCAGAAAAAGGTTCTGATCTCTTCCACCAGTCTCTGTAAATATCGATCAAAAGATTATTTAGTGATCTTCTGTCTTTTTCTTTCCGCTTCTGTTTGTCCCTCATTTTTTTTCGCTGATCCGAACGATATCGGACCAGCTTTGAATGAAATGTAGGTTTCTTCTCGTACTCTCCACCAAGCAGATGAAAGGCATCTTTAAAGTCGCAGCACTCCATCAGCATAATGAACGAGAAAATATCTCCATGGGCTCCGCATGCAAAACAATGGAAGTCTCGGTCATAGATCTTCATGGATGCATCTCTGTCTCCACGATGGAAGGGACAATGGATGAATCCTTTCCGATCCGGTTGTAATCTATAAAGAGCCAATACATCTCGCATATTATACATTTCTTTAATTTCATCTCTTGTCATAGACCATCACGGAGGATTTCTATTATCCTTCTACCGGTATCTTCTTTGTCGCAAAAAAGATACCTCACCCCATACTTTTTTTGTTGTGTACACAAGATTTTGTACAGTGTTTCTCCCTGCATAGCTTTTGTTTCAATATCCTCCCATTTTCCAGTTTCCTGATTATACTGCCTTTTCCATCGGCGTGGATTGTCCCACCAAATAACGTCTTCTAGCCGTTTTATACCTTTCCCGTGTTCTACGAGAATGACAAGCTGTATTTCATTTTCCTGTGCCAATACAAGTTCTCTTCGGAATCGTGCATGATCACTACAGACATTACTGCACAGTTCCGTTAGATTCTGTTTTCTGTCAATAATTAACCTTGGATTATCATAATTCATATAATCTCCAACCATTAACTTGCTTACTGGATGCGTAATCCCTTGTTTATCAAATTCCTCCACAATCTTTTTGATTGCTCTTGCCTTCTCCCTGCTGTCTATCTGTATAATCACTTGATCACTCCTAATTAAATGGAAGTTCTTCATCAATTCCATCTGGAATATTCATAAATCCATCATCATTTCCTGATGCGGAAAAACCATTGGAATTATTGATGCTTTCAGAATCATTGTTGGAAGCTGATTTGCTCTCTCCGAATCCCACCTGCTCTGCAATTACATCTGTTGTATAGATCTTGGTACCTTCCTGATTGGTATAAGAACCTGTCTGCAGCCTCCCTGTAATTTCTATCTTCATTCCTTTACGGAAATATTTTTCAATAAATTCGGCCGCCTTACCAAAAGTGACACAACTGATGAAATCAGCTGTTGGCCCTCCTTCCTGCTTGAATCTACGATCTACAGCAGTTGTGAAACGGGCAATAGTCTTGCCACCATCTGTGTAATGCACATCTGGATCACGTGTCAGGCGCCCTGTTAAATTCACATTATTAATCATCTTTTTCTCCTCTTTCAAGATCTGGCGTTTTCTTGAAAATCTCCATTACAATTTTGAATTCCTCTACCGTCATTTCTTCGATTTTCTTTGCCTTGATTGATTTTCTCGACAAAATAACCCGATCAGCTACACCTGTACGTTTCTGCTCTGCCCGGATTGTCTGCAGCATAGCTGCATCGATTCGCACATCACTATTAGAATTAACTTCCGCTTTCTTTGCATTCTGCTCTGTTTCTGGTTCTTTTTTCTGACCTTTAGTCTTTTTTGTTTCTTGGTACGGATTCGCAATTTCCCCTTCCAGATTTTCTGCATCTGGATCACTCATATCTTCTGTTGGAATACAGAACACCTGGAAGCATACATACTTATAAGCAATTGCCATTGCCTTATTTGTTGCCTTATCCCCCATATCCATTCCTTCTCCGTAGATTATGGAACAAAAAGAAGATCCATCCTCTCCATAAAATGTAAATTTAATTTTGCAGACTACTTTAATTATTTTTGCACCTTTAGCAGTCTGTCCGATAACTTCCTCTTTACGTTCCAAGATTGTGGGAACAATAAACACCTTATTCTTTGCTAGTGCTGGATGAAGTGCATTAAACACATCATCCACGCTTCTATACTTAAACCCTTGCTGTTTGTTTACTTTGTCCTTAGAAACAAATCCGCAATCCGAGATGACCCCCGCTATTGCAGCATAAATCTTTGGATTTTGTAATGTAGCTGTTTTTTCTCCACTATCCATTATCCCAGTCTCCTTTCAAACCAGATTCCAATACTGTTAAATGCCATTTCCACTTCTTCCAGTTCTTCCGGCGTTGCAACAATTTTGTAAAATGCTGTAATCGTTGTTGGCTGCACAAACGGCAATTCTGTATCATTTTCCAGACCTGTCACCTCTGCTTCTGCAAATTTCGCTTTCGCGACGGCTTCTGCAACAGCTGTTTCTTTAATTTGGTTTTCTCTTTCAATCCGCTCTCTTTCTTCTCTGCGAATCTCTTCCTCTAATCTGCGTTGTGCCTCCTTGTACTCCTGTTTTTTACGTTCTTCTTCTCTGCGGAGAATTTCCGCTTTCTGCTCCTCATACTTGTTTATGTATTGGATGCACTCTTGCAGATTCAGAGTATCCTTATATTTTTCCAAAGCCTTCCCTACAGATTCAGATCTCATTCCACAAATTACATCCACATCTGTTTTCACCTTATCTACAGCCTTGTTGATAGCTTCCTTTATTGATTTCTCTGTTGTCGTTGCATTCTCCCATTTTGGATCATAAATTTTTTCTAACGACAGGTATTCCTTCATATCTCCAATCAGATCGGCATAAATTTCCTTGATCCGGAGGCGTTTTTCTTCTTTTCTTTTTTTCTCAAAATCCTTCACCTGCGAATCGATTAGATGGATCGGCTGGTCGATTTTTCCTGTTAAAATCTTCATCTTCTGCTCAAAATCATCATAGGGCTTCATCCATTCTTTTTTAACATTTTTCCTTGCATCTTCAAATTCTTTCTTAAATTTACGAAGACTTGCCAATTCAGCCTTTGCAATATCTTTTGTTTCCTCCGTAAATACAGCTCCTTTGTATTCTGCTAATTTCTTATCCAGTCTTTCCTCTATTTCTTCAAAATTTAATTCAATACAGCCTGGATTCTGCTGAATGTTTAATGATAATTCGTTCATGTTCCTTCCTCCTTATTCGTCACACATGCCGATAATCGCTTTGATGGTTTCGACATTAACGTAATCGTACTGAGCGACTTCTTCGCTCTCGATGTATGAGATTAAAGCATCCATACGAGCATCTGTTCTGCACAGCTCCATAAATTTGGCTACGCTTACTTCTAATGTTTTTTCTTCCATTGCTTTCCCCTCTCCGAAATGGTATTATTAAGTTGGTTAATTACCTAAGCGCCTGAAGATTTGCCGTCTTTCCCTGGCGCTTATTTTAATATCCGAAGATAACCCATGTTGCGATTCCTAAGACAACTATCAATCCCATCGCAACTACTGTCATGACAGCTGACATTGTTTCTTCTCTATAATTGTTCTTAATTCTTCTTGGCTGTCTCTTGATATCAACTATCTGGATTGCTCTTCTTTGGATGTCGATCATATCGATCTGATTCACCTTGTCTCCCTCCCTTCACATAAGATGTACATGGAATGAATCTACTCATCTCCATGCAGTGGTTCTTTCTTCTGCATTCCTTACAGTTCCGCATCTGTCTCACCTTCCATCTTCCGCACCAATATCATCGATTCGATTGGATCATACTCAGGAACATACTTTCTTGTAGCACCTTCCAATGCCCTAAAGAATCGGTTGTAATCTGCATAAACCGCCTTGTCAATCAATCTGTCCGTGATCGCATCTTTCGGATATCTGCCGAGCTTGATCTGATTCATGATGCCGCACTTCCGGTTCTTTACTGTTCCCATCGATTGACCGTACATATCTTTATAGTAAGATGTCCTAGCGTACCGAACGGTCGGCTTTCGCTCCTCTGCAAGTGCTGATGCGATCTGTGGAAGAATGTCTTGGATTCTTGCAAGCTCCGCAACTGCTTGTTCTCTCGTCATGACTCTCACCTCTTTAATCTCCATCGTAAGTTCTTGGAATAAAGTCCTGTGTAAGTGCGTAAAACTCACTGATGTATGTTCCTTCATCCGTGATGTTCAAATCAACAGCAACATTGTGATCATTCATCAGCATGATGCTTGTTGCACCCTCTTTGTCGATATCTCCGCATCCGGCTCCAACAACCTTAAATCCTTTCAGCAGACTTAATTCTTCTGGATATCCGCTGTATCTCTTGTGGTTAATACCTCTCTTCATTGCTTTCACCTTCTTGTTGCTTTCCCATATATACCTTTTCAACCAAAAGCTCTCCCTCCAAAGTCCTGTATCTTTCCACGCTATGTACTGGACTTTCTTTTTTTCCATCTCCTTCTACAGTTTCAGTTCTAATTACTTGTACCAGCTTTGCTTTCATCTCTTTTCACCTCACTTGCTATTTCCATCTCTTTTCCTTATACTTTTCTTACAGGCTCCTGCCCTATCAATACGAAAGGAAAAACAACCTAAATGAACATAATTCAATTTATTTCCTCACTTCTTACAAAAGAAAACATTACTTTTGTCTTATCAATTTTTGGAAGTATAGGTACTTTTTTTACATTGATGCATACGTTACTTATTAATCGAAAACGGATCCATATGAAAATATGCGGACATATATTTGGCGATACAAAAATGTTAATTATCTATGCCTCATTTGAAAATATGTCCAGACTTCCAATCTCCATTACGGATGTTTGCGTTAAAATAGACGATATTCTATATCCTTGTGTTCAACCTCCAATTGTTGCTTACGAGGAAACTAAAAAGGTGAAAGGCGTTGTTGTCTCTCATAGAGAACAGATGTCACTTTCCATGCCAATTAATCTCTCTTCACTTGGTGGTTCTTCCGGTTATATTTGCTTTGAATTTCCTCCAAACGCTTTTCTATCAGATTCCACTGAATTGAATTTCTTAGTCTTTTCCAATCGTGGCAAGGTACTTGAAAAGAAACTTCCACTAGGCCATCCTTTTCATTAATGTATTTCTTTTCGATTTCTACTACTTTACCTATCAGGCTATCATCTTCTTTTGATAGTCTTTTTTTCTTCATCTTTCCTCACCCCACTTTCTTCTCTGGACCATCTTTCTCCTGCTCTTCTTTCTTACTGCTCATTGCTGCCGCAGTTGCGATCGTTCCTTCAAGGTATCCTCTTTCTCTTTCACTCATTGCCGGAAGCTTGTCGGCCAGTGTCTGGATAATCTGTTTTTCTTTCTCTGACATTTTGTTCTCCTTTCTACGATTGTTTTGTTGCTATGTGTCTATTGTATGTGGCTTCGAAGCTTTTGTCAATACTTTTTTGTGGCTTTTCGACTTTTTGTTATTATGCCACATTTTCTATTGCTTTTCTTCTTTGTATGCTGTATAATCAAAATCAAGAAAAGAGGTGATGAAATGAACGAACGCCTAAAGCAGTTAAGGAAAGAATTGAATTTGACTCAGCAAGAGTTTGCTGACAAATTAGGAACTGCAAGAAACAATATTGCTGGTTATGAAACAGGGAAAAGAAATCCCAGTGATGCAGCCATTTCTCTTATATGTACAAAATATAACGTCAACGAAAATTGGCTCCGTACTGGAGAGGGTGATATGTTTGTGAAACTGTCCTACTCTGATGAAATCGCACAATTTGTCGGACAGCTCATGACTGAGGAAGACGATTCTTTTAAAAAGAGACTGATTTCAGGGCTTGCAGCACTTGATGAAACTGGTTGGAAAGTATTAGAAGACTTCCTGAACTCTATTCAAATAAAAAAGGACTGATCTATTTCAGTCCTAAGAGTCCACGAATAAAGAAGTATACATTTTTTAATCGTGTGTTATCCAGTTCATCGAGCATTTTGATTATGAGTTTTTTATAATTCATATTATGTAGTCCCTCCGTTCCCAGCAAGAACACTCCCGAAATTCCTTGATTTCATCATACGGCATCTGCCATAAGAAATCAATAGATTTGTCGAACATTTGTTCTTTTTCCTGTTTGTTTCTATTAAGTAAACAATCGATTGACTGAGAACTTATGGGGTCTTACACAATCGTCCACTATAGTGGACACTTATTTGAAATCTGACTCAAACAGATCTGTGATCCTGCATCCCAGACCTGCTGCCAGCTTCTCAAGTGTTCTGATCGTAGGATTGGAATCCTCGTTCATGATCTTCTGAACTGACGATTTTGTTATATTCGACAGAATCGCTACCTGGCGGGCAGACAGATTTCTTTCGTACATGATTTTAGGTAATAATATTTTCATGTGCTTATTATGGGAAGGTCTGCTTAAAAATATTCTAAGCAGATTCTGATTAGGATTGTGGTGTTCCTGATCGGCAGGTTTACAAAGGAGTGAGGAACTATGGGGCTACGTTTTAGAAAGAGCTTCAAAATTGCTCCCGGAGTCAAATTAAATCTGAATAAGAACAGCACCAGTATAACATTTGGCAAACGTGGAGCTCATTACACGGTCAATTCCAAGGGAAAGAAGACTGCTTCTGTAGGAATCCCCGGAACTGGTATATCTTATACCATGTCTACCGGAAGTCGCACCTCATCCCAAAAAACTACAAACCAAGGAGGACCGAACATGTTTCAAAACAATTTTCCTGATTATAACGGGAATAACAAAAAATGGTATCAAAAAACTGGATGGATCATTGCATTAATAATTCTATTTTTCCCAGTAGGTCTATTCCTCATGTGGAAATATACTGACTGGAAAAAGCCTGTTAAATTTGCAGTTACTGCATTTATCTTGTTTTTTGCTATTATAGGATTATTTTCTCCTGATAGCTTAGAGGAAATTTCTCTAAGTGCAAATACAACCAGTGCATATGATATCAATCAAGAAGTTACAATAACAGTCAGTACCACACCAAATGATTACCAATTATCTGATAGTGATTTCAAATGTACCGGTGGAAAATTAAATATTGAAAACGGGAAAATCACCTTCCGCTCTTCATCATCTGGTTCTTATGAAATTTGGGCTGAACATAATGAAATTAAAAGTAATGAACTTGTAATAAAAGTAGAGGATAAGAAAGCAATCGCTGCTACTAAAGCACAGAAAGAAGCTGAAGAAAAAGCTGCCAAAGAAGCCGAGGAGGAAGCAGCAAGAAAAAAAGCTGAAGAAGAAGCAAAGGCTCAAGCTGCTGCCCAAGCTGAGGCCGAAGCGGAAGCTCAACAGCAAGCTCAAGCCGAGGCTGAGGCTCAACAACAAGCGCAAGCTGAAGCTCAGCAACAAACGCAAACTACCACAAGCGAAACTGTATATTGGACTCCAAACGGAGAAGTATATCATTCAACACCTGACTGTCCAAGTTTAGGTCGCTCTAAAACAATATATAACGGAACTATATCTGAAAGTGGGAAATCAAGACCTTGCAAAAATTGTTATTAAATTGAACATTTTTATTCATTTCCAGGAAAGGACGTGATCACATGCCATTACCAAAATCAAACAACTACACTGTTGAAGACATCTACGCTCTTCCTGATGGGCAGCGTGCAGAACTGATCGATGGGCAGATCTATGACATGGCTCCACCGAGTTATCTTCATCAGAAACTTGTAATGGAACTTTCCGCAACAATCCGAGATTATATTAAATCCCACGGAGGTCCTTGCGAAGTTCTGCCTGCTCCATTTGCTGTATTTCTTAATCAGGATGATCATAATTATGTAGAGCCTGATATCTCCGTAATCTGTGATCCAAACCGGATTAATGACCGTGGATGCAATGGTGCCCCGGATTTCATTATTGAAATCGTATCACCAAGCAGTCAGCGTATGGATTACCTCACCAAGCTGTTTAAATACCGCACAGCCGGTGTTCGTGAATACTGGATCGTGAATCCAATGAAAGAGACTGTTCAGACTTACCTCTTTGGTGATATAGAAGACTTCAATCAATATTCTTTTGATGATGAGATTCCTGTTGGAATCTATGATGATTGGAAGATCTGCATCGCGAATCTGCTGAAATAAAATAACCGCTCCTGCGCCAACAGGAACGGTCAACTGGGAGCACACGCCAATGTGCTTTTGAAATACCTCCGAAGAGATACTCACTTACCAAAGAATATTGTATCATCTTCGGGGCAGTCATACAATCAGAACTGTTGTTCTGTTGTGGGGCTGTTATTTTTATACTCAAAAAATAGAAAGGAAGATGATTATGTGGGTTGAAGAATTAAAGAATGGCAAGTACAAATTCGTGGAACGCTACACCGATCCAATGACCGGGAAGTCAAAACGAGTAGCTGTTGTTATGGATAAAAACACGGCGAGGAACCGTAAAATGGCAGCACTTACTCTGTCAGATAAGATTGAGCGTGCTCTCGCACCGCAAGTGGACAGGATCCGTTTAAAAGACCTTGTCGAGCTGTACAGAAAAGAGCAAGTCAAGACACTTAAACAATCTACTTACAGACGGAACATTGCCGTGTGTAACACGCTTATGAGCATTCTTGGCAAAGATATCTATGTTGACAAGCTGACAGCCGGATACATCAGAGAACGTTTTCTCGGCACTGGTAGAGAACACAGCACTCTAAATGAATGGATGATCAGATTAAAAGCGTTGTTACGTTGGGGATACAAGAATGATTATATTGCAGACATATCTTATCTTGGAAAGATAGAGCGTTTCAGTGATATACCTCATCGGCAGAAAATAGAGAACAAATTCGTTGAATCATTGGAGTTAAAGGAGTTGATTGCTGGAATGACCGTTGTAGAATGGAAGTTGCTTACTGAATTTCTCGCCTTGTCTGGTCTTCGATTTGGCGAGGCTGCAGCTCTGAACACTTCTGATGTTGATTTGAAGAATAGGAAAATTCATGTAACGAAAACGTATGACAATGTAGTAGACATCGTTACAAGCCCAAAGACACCGTGTTCTGTGCGAGATGTATATATTCAAGACGAGTTACTCACTGTCTGTAGAAACGTGCTCCTATGCTACCACAAAGGCACTGTAGTGGCATTCAGTACAGCTTTCTTCCCTGGAACAACGAAAGAACACATCAACTTCGATTGCTACTCTAAATATTTACGTGAAACATCTGAACGAATCATTGGGCGGAGAATCACACCGCACACTCTTCGGCATACACATGCCAGTTTACTGATGGAGCAAGGAATTGACATTGACAGTATCTCAAAAAGACTTGGACATAATGACAGCAGAGTTACAAAAGAAATTTATCTCCACGTCACAAAGAAATTAGAAAGTAAGCGAAACGAACAGCTAAAGGAGTTAAAAATTTTATAGTTTGCCCCATTTGTGCCCCATAAGCATAATAAAAAATCTCCAAACCCCTTGCAAACACTGGATTTACAAGGAATTCAGAGATTAAGTTCGATGCCGCTGGCCGGACTCGAACCGGCACGGCTACTAACCGCTTGATTTTGAGTCAAGTGCGTCTGCCAATTCCGCCACAGCGGCTTATTCTGTCGGACAAGAAAACCTTCTTGTCCGAATCAGCTTTTTTATGTTACCATATCCGGTCACATTTTT